ATCGCTTGGAATGTTTCCTTCGTAGTTTAGGAGTATTTGATTAAAACCTGCCGCTCTAATCGCTTCTAAACACTTTTTAAGCGAATAGGCCTTAAAATCTGTGCAAATTACCGCTGCTAATATCTTCATACTTAATAGATAAATGTTCCTCCAAATGTACCATCGCTTGAGTCTGCAAAAATTACTTCTTTAGTTCTGTTATTAAACACTCTAAAGACTACCTTAGTTCCTGTTGCCTCAATTATGTACTTAATCTTGTCGTTTGGTTTTAGCAGATAACTTGAGCCTATTATCATCTTTTGGTCGTTTAGGCTTACCATTTCAACTCCACTTTTTCCTGATGTTTCCCAGCGTACATTTATATCTTCTTTGAATGTGCTTGGGGTTGGGGTTGGGGTTGGGGTTGGTTCTTTTGGTTTTGAGCAGCCTAACAAGACTACTGCAAAAAGTATGCTTAGTTTATTCATTGTTACCTCCGTATGTCTGTTCGTAGTATTGTTTGCCATTGACAAGTTGTATATCGCCTTGTTCATAAGCATCTTTTATCTGATGCCTCTCCATTTCTTTGGCTTGTTGAAATTTAGCGTGCAATTCAATAGATACACCAAATGGAATATATTTACCTAAATCGGGTATGTTTTCAACTAACCATTCAACTGCCGTTTGTTTTTTTTCTGACATTTTATTTTTGTTTGAATAATTTAAAATACCTTATAGGGTACAATTATAGTTAATAAGCCCTTTATAATACCACTTAGGGTATAAACTAAACTACTCCTCAATCTTAGCCGCTTTTATCAAAACCTCCTCCAGAATCTTTTTGACTGATTTATCTTGCTCAATAGCTTTTAGTTGGTAAAACTTGACTACTTCAGTTGGTAGGTCGAGTGCTTTTCTTTTTGTGTTTGTCATAATGCAACAAAATTATAATAATATTCTTAATAAGAAAATACTTTTTAAAATTTATCCATCCCCTCCAACTCCTTAACTCTCTTTTCGGCTGATTCTAAACGAGTTGCAAGTTCTAAAATATTTTTGTTCAACTCCAGATTTCTTGCTTTGGTTGCCATTTCTGATAGATATAGTTGCCCGATGTGCTGATGAACTGAAACTAAATCGGTAAGAATCTTCTCGGCTTTTTCTTTCCGCTCTCCGGTAGCTTGCTCTGCGCTATTGTGTAGAGTTGTGATGACGTTGCCTAACTTACTTACTATATGTAAGGTCTTAGCTTCTTTTTGTTCGTCAAAAGTCATCTGCGCCTTGAGTAGATATAGCTGCCCAAAGGTCTCTTCGTATGCTTGTTTGTAGTTCATTATTTTATATAGCTAAATATGTGAGCAATTACAGAAATAGTCCATCCATTTCCAAGCATCTTGTATCTTTGAGAATCTGAAACGTGGTTAGTGTAATTGTCTTTAACAGTTTGTAATCTTTCGCATTCAATTGGCGTTAATCTGCGTATGCGTGAATTAATTGCAACAACATTTTGACCACTTCCATCTTCTCTTGCTCTTGCAGGAATTGTAGCTCCTTTGCCGCTTTGCACTTCTCTAAATCCTTCTCCATCTTTATGTGTTCGTAATGTTCCGCTTGTAATTAACAAATCACTTTTATTAGCGCACAATGCAGGGCTAATTCCATCTGTATCATAAATTCTATTTTGTTGATATGGTTGTTTGCCACCACTTTCAAGAGATGGGTTAAGTTGTCTAATTAAATTATCTTTTTGCACACTTGTTAAGCAATTTGTTTTTCCATCTTTGCGAGCTTCTAATTGTTGCTCAATATTTCCTTTTTCGCCTCTGCCTCTTTGAGCCACTATCTCAACCGCATTTGTATTTCCTGTATCCAAACAATAAGTTTTACCGTCATTTCTACTCAATGGTCCTGTTCCACCTTTGCCCGTTGTGGACGATCTAGGCATTAAGTTGTGAACTATTAACATATTATCAGTAGGGCATAAAGCAGCATTTGCTCTTAATGAGTTTCCTTTATCTGTTTCAGTTTTAGGAATATAACCAAATCCAGTTCCTTTGTCATTATGTCTTTCCTTATGCCTTTCAAATCCTGCAATCATTTTATCACTCAAAAAATACTTTTCTTCAACTTCACTTTCTAAAATATCCTTAAGCAAAATACCCTTGTCTTTTGGTTGTTGAATAATGCTTTCTGGATAACCAAATAATCCCATTGGTTGCATTCCTATATTAGTCCAATAGATACGTTTGCGATTTTGAGCCGAAACCAAAGCAGAATTAATATGAATACCGTTTACCCCGATAGCTTTACTTAATACCTTTTCCCACTTTTCCCCCATTTCCACATTTTCAAGTAAAAAATATTTTGGTTTAACTTCGTTTAAAATTCTCATAAATTCCCAAAACAGGTAAGATTGTCCTTCAAATTCGTAATCTTCTGACTTTAATTGTAAATAGTGTTCTAAGGTCAAAATCTCAGTTTCGCATTTAGTACTCATTCCTTTGCGTTTACCTGCAAAAGAGAAACTTTGACAAGGCGAACCACCCATAAGTAAATCAATCTTTGGCAACTTATAACCGTCAACATCTAATACACTACCCAATTGGATAGTATTAGGAAAGTTTTTTTGAGTTACTTGGATTGCGTACTTATCAATCTCGCTTGCAAAGTAATTATTTACTTTTATTCCAACTCTTTCAAGTGCCTGCTGACCGCAACTCATTCCGTCAAATAGGCTTAATACGTTTATATTTTCCATTAGAATGGTGTTTTAGTTTCACTTGCAAATCCTATAAATTCTCCCGCTTCTCTTAGCTTTTTTCCTTCTCCTGCATAGCAGATTTTACTTTCTAAGGTTTCTCTGTATCGGGATTTTCTCCAATCAAATTCTAAAAAGCCAATCAAAGGTTTAGCCTTTCCAATTGTGTCGGGTTTGATTTTAGAAAAGTAAACATCTGTATCGTTTTTCTCTTTATTTGGCCAATCTACCGAGCAAATTACCTTGCCGTTCCTATACCAACTTGCACCACCGCTTATATCATTTGCATCTGGGATTCGTCTTTTCTTTGTGTCCTTGTCAAATTCTACGTTCTTAGGGTGTGCTATTGTCATAAAGTGCCTTTGTTTTAATTCTGCTAATTCGTTTCGGTAACTTAAGACATAATCCAAATATTGGTCTTCTCTACCTTGTATATCGTGATAGAGGTTTTTCCAACTATCAATAAAGCAAGTGTTAACAATTCCGTTTTTATCTTCATACTCGCAAGTAAAATTCCAAAGGTCAATAGGGGAAAGTGGTTTTTTAGCATCTTCTTTGCCTGCAATCAAAAAGTAAGTATCAATCCAAGCCGTTGCGTTTATTAAATCTAAATCAGTAATTGAGTTTTCGTAGCCTCTAAAACTTCTACGATAATACTTTACTATTAGCTTTCTTCTAATTTCGTTATAACTTCCAATATCAGGTGCATAAAGAAGATGTCTTAACCCAAATACTTCTGATTGATAGAATAGTATTTCAAGTCCAAACTCAGTTTTACCACTTGCGGGAGTTCCTGTTATATCGGTTACGCCATCCAAAGCAAACTGAAACACTCCATTTAAGCACTCAAATCCTGCGTAATTCATTCCCGCTCCACCCGTCTTATGGAATACTTCAAACTCTTTTCGTTTGTCGTTGTAATCAATTATTTTAACATTCATTAAAAACCCCTTTCTTTAAATTGTCTAATCTTACGCTCGGTTTCTGTTTCTTCGATATGGATGTTAAATTTTAATTTACCTTGAAGTTCATCTTTACTTGCCCATCCTTGTATAGCTTTTGCCCAATTGACATATTTGTTACCTTCTCCAGAGTATCGCTCGGCTGCTTCGTAGTAGTGTTTAAGTTTTTCTTTACTCCAATCTGGGAATGAGTTTTTAAATTCGTTTTTATCAAAGATTAAAGATTTATCAAAAGAGATTTTTACGGGTGTATTTACTTTCTTTTCTTTTTCTTTTTCTTGTTCTTCTTCTTGTTCTTCTTGCGATTGAGTATCCATACTCTTTACATACTCTATCAATAGAGTATCTTTAACAAGTGTAAACTCCTTATTTATACACTTTTGAACCAATGGAGAGGTGCTTGAATTATACTTTAGCCAATTACCCAACGCAATCTCATTTGTTTTTTCATTGTACCTAATTTTATTCTTAGAAATAAAGTATGTAAGTAGTTTTGATACCCTATCCATAGAGTATCCTAAATCAAATGAAATCTGTTTTTTTGTAATCTCATAAACTCCACATTGTTTAGTCCTTTCATTTGTCATTAAGTAAATGTAGAATAACTTATGGTCATTATCTAATTCTGACACAAAACTATCACTCCAGAATGATGTATGAATTTTTCTAAATATTGCCATTAGTCAATAATTTTAAACCCTAATTTGTTAATTTCTTTAAATAACTTTACTGCCGCTTCATCTAATCTTTTTAATTCTTCTAATTGCGCGCCCTTGTCTAAAACAAAATGGTCATTTAGGCTCATTGTAGCTGCTAATTCTGGGTTTGATTCTCTAAGTATTTCTTTAGCTGATTTACTTTTTTTACCTGCTATGCTGCGAATTTGGCTTGGCTCTAATCCTGTAACCTGCTTACAATTAGCTTTATTATAGTCAATAATAGATTTTACACCATTTTCTTGATAATTCTTAGCATTTATTCTTTTAGAATTTTCAAGTTGAACCTCTCTAAGAGTTTGGCTTGCTATTTCTTTTGTTGATAATTCAGAAAAAGAATAAACCCCATTTTCTCTAATTGAAGGTAAAACATCCTTTGTTACCCAATCCCTAAAAGGTTTTGCTTTTTCTAAGTTTGAGGCTAAAGCAAGTTTATACAATCCAGATTCAGATACTAAAAGAATGCTTTGCGCTTTTGAAGGTAACATCTTGTTACTTACAAGAAGTCTAAAGAATTGAGGATACATTGATTTTTTTATAACTTTCTTTTCTGTATCATCCAATAATCTTTGAGCAGCTTGTTTTATATTAGTATGCCCCCATTGCTGCCCAACTTCCTTACCAATAAACATTACATTCCCTGTAGTGGGTGATTTAATTGTTGTCAAACTTCCAAAGTTTGAGTTAACGTGCTTTCTTATTTCCATTATACAAATGTAGTTACAAATATTTAGTTATAGAATTTTAAACGCAGCGAGATATTAAAAACTTTTACACAATTGTTTATATCGTATAAATTTTTAATTGGTTGTTGAATTTAGACCTTAGTTCGATTCTTTTTTCTGTCGAGTAAACTTCTTGCTTTGGCATTGATTTGTTGATGAGTTTGGCTACTCGGATAAACTCTTTTAGTTCATCCTTACCCCAATTTAAACCACGATACATAATCGGGAGGTCGTGAAGCAAGTTGTAAATTTCTTCGCCATAAATCCTTTCGATGCTTTGTCCGTACTTGCTTAGATTGCCGTTCTGGAAGCGATTGCAGTACTTACATTGTGCTGACAAATTCCATAGATGAAAAGTACATTCACTTGCGCTATTCTTGCTCTTGTGGTGGTAGTGTCCTGCTTCCATATGCTGTTTAAGTACTCCGCAACTGATACAAGGCT